CCTGCAATACTAGTGTTTGTTGTTATTGCAACCTGTTGGCCACCAATATTTAAGTCACCTGCACTTTCAATGGTAGGTGTCCCTGCAACGCCAATTACGTTTAATTGTTTTACACCAAAAGGTTTTTGCGTCATGACACCTACTTTTTAACTATTTATTCCTGAACTTTAATTGTTATATCGCCAGTGAATGTGATACCATCCCCACCACCACCAATCAATTTAGTCTCGTCGGGTTCTGATCCTGTTGGAGCGTCCCATATTATAGGTGCTTGACTGCCTTGTAAATTATATGAGTCTGTCCAGTTAGTGTCATTCTTATTACTGCCAGCCTCAGTTCCAGAATAAACTGCAGAAGTCCCAGCAGCATCTGCAATACTTCCAAAAGATCCCAGTGTACTAAACCAGTTTTTCATATCTGCCCAAGTCCATTGTCTATTATATTCTAGTTTTGTTGCCATGATACCAACAGCAATAGGAGTTGCAGAACTTGTTCCGTTGAATAATCTATCCTCAGACTCTGCAGATTGAACTCCATCTAAGGTATAGTAGGAGTCATATCGATTGTATCTATCAGATGATGATGTATTATCTTCACATGCTGCAAGACTCATGTCACACATGGCCCATACATCTACTGCCTCCCCAGTGTTACTATAACTTGCTTTTCTTTCTCTATAATATGTACTAACACCAATTGTGCCACCGAAATCATCAACAGCACCTACTCCAATTGTTTTGTAATATGACACTCCATTATCATCAGTGCGTTCTCCGATCTGTCCCGGATATCCTGTTCTATTGTAGTAAGTATAGTAAGTAGTTCCAGACATACTACTGTACGAAGCATTTCTTCTAGCAGCTTCTACAGGTTCATTTTGATCACTGTAGTAGTTGTTGAAATCTGGATGAGCTCCCAGAACTTGTTTTTGATCTTGATTTCCCATTGCATAAGCATAGATAACGCCAGAATCTACGAGTTCCCTTCCTGATTGAATGACACTATTATCTGTCCCATATGCAATTCCCATCGCGGAAGAATTTAAAGCATTAGGTCTACTACTATAGAGTACCGCATCAGAACCATCTAAAGATGCCTGACCTGACCCATCACCAGTCACATTGTTTCTATGAGAAATCCATCCAGTACTAAATGGAGTTATTCTATGACCCCAACTATTAGATGAGATTGTTGGATCTTTGTCACCTTTTGTTGAATTTATGGGTTTACATTGGTGAAATACTTTCTGTTGATCAAATCCAACTTCCCAACCACTATTGTTAGTCCCATAGTGATTCAAGAACCATTTGTTTGCGTTATATGCCCAACCATATTGTCTACCATATGTTTGGGAAGCGCATGGGGTTGCATGAAATCCACTACCAGTTTGATACGCAGTATTGCTTCCATTACATACAGATCTACTATAACCAGTGTTGACCAGAATTGCACCAAAGTCCTCGGGTGTTCCTTCTATAGCTGTACCAGTTCCGATACCAGTACTTACAAACTTTGGTGATCTGTAAGTTGTGTTATTATTTCTCCACCAGTTTCGTGCAGATGAATCTGTCGGAACAATTGTTCCATCCCATCTAGTCTCTAACCTGTTTGATGGATCAGCATTGAAGAAGTCTGGATCAAGATAATATGGTGCATCTAAAGTTAAATCTAATAAATCACAAGTACCAACAGTTGTTGATATACCACTATTGGATAATTTATTGCCACCAACATAATTTTGTGGAGTATCTGATATAGTAAGTGTACTGATACCTAGAGTATTTTGAAATTCAATATGACCAAACCACATGTCTTGATCACATACAATAACATCTACATCTTTTCCTGTTCCGTATTGTGGTATTTGACTACCAAGTTGAATATATGCTCCTGTTGTCGAAGCAACTCCATCTTGGTTTGCACCATTAGACCACCAACCACTAACCCAAGGACTTTCTCTTTGAACATGTCTCAACAACTGATGAGAACCTCTGTTCTTTAGATCCAAATCAGGTGTGGAGTCTAGGTAATTATTTTGATCTGAATAACCCTGACACCAAACATTAGATGAATATCTATTTTCTTTGGTCAGACTACAAATAACATCATCAGGATTATCCATGTAAGTTCCAGGATATGCTGCATGATTGATGTTTATATTCAATACACTTGGATGACTTCTTAGTTGACCAACTTCGGTATCATCTAAAAGATATATTCCTCGTACTTCACTATGATTTACTGCACTTGCACAATCAACACTTCTAGATGGAATGTTATCCTCTAGAGTGCCATCTTGCATTAATACTTCATGAATATGTTTCCAATCATCTTTACTATAACATAGGATGATATATTCTTTTTTCTCTCCTGCTGTTGGAACTTGTGTTAGAGTTTTTTTGTGCTCTTCAAAAGCAACTCTTCTCCCTTCCAACCATTCTTCGTGACCCGATTCAGTAGAAATCATTTCTTATCCCCCTTAAAGCATTTTGTTTGCACTGAATCTGTAAGTAGTAACTCCAGATATTCCAGTTAAAGGAACCAAATTAACTTGAATTTGATTTCCAACCATAGAGACTGACACATCTACAATTCTATTTGGTTCATACATTACTCCGTATTCTGATACGTATGCAGTTGTCCCAACACCCATTACTAATGCCTTCTGTGCCTGATAGTTATCACCATTAATGATATGTAGTGTGTATTCTGCTGTTACAAAATCAGATACATAAACATCTATTTCTTGAGGTGTTCCCGCAGACGCAGTAAACGAAGATGATGCAACACCACTACCTTCATGTACAGTGTTTTTGACTTGTAATACACCGTTACCAACTGGATTCGTAGTTCCTAGACCAATTGATCCGCCATTATCAACCAGATAAATGCCGTTTGTAGCAGTTCCGAATAAAGCTTCTCCACCACCAGGAGTTGCCCAAGCACCATCACCTCTAAGGAATGTGGAATTACTTGGAGTTCCACTAGATGCAAGTCGATCTACATTGACTGTACCAGAAGAAATGTTAGCAGCGTTTATGTTTGTAACTGCAGAACCGTCACCACTTAAAGTACTTGCAGTCACTCCAGTACAATTAAGGTTTGTAGTTTGTAAGATATTAGTACTTGGATTGAAGTAAAGAACACTACTATCAACTTCAAGTTCTCTAAAACCATTACCATTCTGACTAGCTCTCACGAATGGAATTAGTTTATTCTCATTATCGTCTGAAGATTCAAAGATATACGTGAATGTTGTAGTTCCAATACCAGCACCACCAGTCTGATCTGCCACCCAAGCATAATCAGAACCATCCCAACTTAAGATCTGATTGGTAGTTGCAGAACCAACATTAAGGTGAATATCTACATCACTATTTGTATAGGAACCACCTCCACCTCCTCCTCCAGCAGAGTATCCTATGATCTGAGATGTGGTGATACCAGTTATTTGTGAACCAATGCCAATGAACTCTGTTGCAGAAAGAGTTCCAGTGACTGTCGCGCCAATACTAGTGGTTTCTAATTTCTTAGAACCATTCCACCAAAGTTCTACAGATCCGTCCGAATTAAATACACCTAAATTGACATCGCTAGGATTTTTAATCTGAAGAGAACTGCTCTTCATTATCAAAGAACCTGCGCCAGTTTCCTCAATGTAACTTGTAGATCCATCACTATAAATTTCTAATTCTATACTGTCGCCAAATCTTAATCTATCATTATTCCCAAGAGATATGCTAGAACTGAATGATACATTACTAGTAAATGTAGAAACACCAGTAACGTCTAGACCATTAAAAGAAGAAGTACCTGTGGTAGCGATACCAACTATACCAGTGATAAAACCAGCATCATTGGTCAACTCACTTGTGCTGGTGGCTGAAGTTGTAATGTATCCAGCAACACTATGATCTCCCCAACTGTAAGAAGTATTCCAGTTAGAAATTTGTGTGGATGTAATTGTTGATGCAGTTCCCGTATATGTTGGAACCGTTAGTGTTGCAATATCTCCAGTTATTGATGCAGTGATTCCCGCACCTGCAAAGTTTAGAGTTTTTGCAGTTCCTACTATTGAACCTTCATCTTGAATACTGAGAGATACGTTAGTTGCTGCAACTCCCGTGAGTCCAGATCCATCTCCAGAAAATAGACTTGCAGTAATAATACCAGTGATATTTTGATTACCAGTCTGACTTAAATCTGCGGTAATTTCTATTTCATTAGTAAATGCATCTAAACGAAGATTACCAGACTGAGTAGTAATTCTATTTGACTGAACACCTCCTAAGATAAGGTCACCAGCGTCAACTCTAGGTGTGGCTATTTCATTAGTTCCCAGATCTATACCATCATTGCAAGTGATAATTCCAGTAAATGTAGTTCCACCAGTTGTTACAAATCCAATTGTTGCGTTATTAACAAATCCTTCAGATGCAAGTCCAGCAACAATACCAGAGGTTGTAAATCCTGCGTTGTTTGTTAGATCACTGGTGTCTGCAGGAATAGAAGGTTTGTCTTGTAGATCAACATAACTACCAGAGAAAGTCTTGATACCAATTTGCGTATCAACATAGTTCGTGACGTATGCAGTAGTTGTGAATCCTCTACTGTTGACGTAACCATCGGTTACAAATCCGATGATTGCATTGTTCACATACCCCGTAGTCGCCATGCCAACAATGGCATTGTCAACATAACCCTCAGATGCTAGACCTACGATAGAAGTTGTTGTGGCGTATCCTGTGAGGTCTGGTGGGGTGTATTGGAATACTCCTGTTACCTGATTAAATGTAAGTGCTGCAAGACCTACCGAATTTTGAGTTACGGATAGATCGGAGTATCCAATACCAGCACCACCAGCTCCTCCAATATCAGCAGCAGCCTGCCAAGAGTCACCAGACCACTTGAGAACTTGTCCAGTTATTGGTGATGGTGTAGTTACATCATTTAGATCATTGATTGATGTGAGAATGCCTGGTTTACCAGATAGATCTGCATAGACTCCAGAGAATGTCTTGATACCAATCTGAGTATCGACATAAGTTACTGCAGCATAGTTGCCGATATTACTGATGTTTGCAGTTGTGATTCCAGTAACTGCAGAACCATCGCCATCAAATGAGGTTGCGGTAAGGATACCGACAGTCATTCCCTTGGATGTAGTATTACCAAGATCTAGAACGTTATCAATCGTCTGTGTTTCTGTATATGATGTTAGATAACCAACGGTTGCGTGATTGCCCCAATTATATGATGAGTTCCAGTTGTTAATATCATCAGTTCCAATTCCTAGTGAGATTGGAGATTCTCTTTCCCACTTACTAGTTCCATAATTATATCTAAGAATATTACCATTCCATCCAGAATCAGCAACATCATCTAAAGTATCACTAAGATCTGTAAGTTTACTGGAGGTATCTAGTAACTGAGTCCATGCACCGCCATGGGCAAAGTATCCATGTCCAGTTTGATGAACATGTGCAAACATGCCATGATATGTTACCGCAGATGGTAAGTCTGAGAGAGCTGACCATACGTTAGAGTAATAGATCTTATCTGCAAATATTGATCCTCCAATACTTACATCTCTGTTGGTTGAATTTCCAAGACCAACAACATCGTCCAGAGTTTGTGTCTCTGTATATGATGTAAGATATCCTACTACACTGTGATCCCCCCAACCATATGCGGCATCCCAGTTAGTAATGTCTGCGGTAGTGATTCCACTATATGGATATGTTGGGAAAGATATTGATACCGTTGATATACCTTCACTGACAGGTGTTAGATCTAGATTAGCACTAAAGTCTAGTTTTGTTACGTCACCTACGGTTACATTATCATCGCGAACTTCGACGCCAGCTATACCTCCGCCACCAGTTCCACCTGCTCCAATAATACTTGACGCAACAGAAATATTAACTCTTCCTTGACCGTCTGGAGATGATACTTGAATATTTTCTGCAAAATTTAACTGTTTTGCAATACCTCTTCTTACAGTATCTTCAAAAACATCAATACCTTGACCAGTTCCAGTTACACCAGTAAGTTGAGATCCATCACCAGAGAACTGAGTTGCAGTTACAATACCAGCAACAGTGAGGTCAGTTGCTTGAATTGACTGAACTGTTGAGATTCCTGTATTTGTCAGTCCAGAAAGTTCAACAGATGGTACGCCTGTAAGGTTTTGTGCAAGAGTTGAAATGCCTGCAGTGCTTGCATAACTTATAACGTTGTTCCCGTCACCGAGAGTATTATAAAGCTCGGTAAAGTTTTCATTAACTTTGGATAGACCCGTTCTCAACGGGTCTCCAGTTCCATCATTGGGAGCGTTTCCTATGTTAATAACACGTTTAGACATTAAAACTCCGCCCTATGTCCCTATTTTATTATATTTATCGTACACATAAATAAGAAAGTTCTCGATTATGTTGATGAAAAAAATGATACAGGAACTAATCGAAGTCTTCCAAGACTGGAGGCAAGATAGAGCATTTAAAAAGAGGTTGAAAAAACAACAGAAACGTGATCCGTTTATTTACAAATGATGACTAGATGGGGAATCTCCGCGAATAGTCACAACGCATCATTAAGTGTATTCGTTGGAGATCAATTAGTCTTCGCTTCGGCAAGTGAAAGATACAGTAAACTTAAGAATGATGCTCATCTATGTAAAGCTTTAGTGGATGAGGCTATGTGGTGGGGAAAACCCCATGAGATTTGTTGGTATGAAAATCCCAAACTCAAATCATGTAGACAGTTTCTTGCGGGTCAAGAAGTACTCAAAGGTGAAAACAATATAAGAAAGTATATTGATAAGTATATTGGAGATGTTCCTATCCGATATACAACTCACCATAAGAGTCATGCATCCGCAGGTTATTATACAAGTCAATTTGATAATGCTGCAGTTGTTGTACTAGATGCAATAGGGGAGTTTGAAACTTTTACTATTTGGAAAGGTCGTGGTGATAGATTGAGAAAAGTATATTCTCAATCTTATCCTTCTAGTTTGGGTCTTTGGTATTCTGCAATGACTCATCGGTGTGGATTAAAACCAAATGAAGAGGAATATATTCTCATGGGCATGTCTGCGTTTGGGAATCCTGATAGACTTTACAGCGAAATGTTGTCAGACTTCTTTGATCTGAATAAAAATCCTTATCGGGTAAAACATAATCTACATAAAGGTTGTTCAAACTGGAGAGAAGATCTTCATAGTCAAAAAGATATATTTGACATTGCTGCAGCAACACAGAAAGTTTATGAAAAGATACTAGAACGTGTTCTCATAAAAGCAAAGTCATTAGTAAAGAGTGAAAACCTAGTGTTTATGGGTGGGTGTGCATTAAATTGTGCTGCTAATCCTATTACATATAAGTCTTTCAAAAACGTTTGGATCATGCCTGCTCCTGGCGATGACGGTAATGCTATTGGTGCAGTTCTTGCACACCATAAAAAACATATTAGGTGGCCAGGTCCATACTTAGGAAGAAATCTTGGATACAATAGTAAAAATGAGATGATTGTTGAAGATCTTCTCAGAAATAAATTATGTGGTATTGCAAGAGGTCGTGCAGAGTTTGGACCTAGAGCATTGGGAAACCGTAGTCTTATTGCAGATCCTAGAGACAAAGACATCAAAGACCAAGTTAATGAAATCAAAAAGAGAGAAACATTCAGACCATTTGCTCCTGCAATCTTAGAAGAATTTGCGAGTGAATATTTTGACATGCCTTCAGAGAAAAGTCCTTACATGCAACTGATTGCAAAATGCAGAAGACCAGATCTTTATCCTGCAATTGTTCATGTGGATGGTACTAGTAGAGTTCAAACTGTATCTAAAGAAGATAATCCTGAATTCAGAGAACTTCTTGAACTATGGTATGAAAAGACTGGTTGCCCAATGCTTTTAAATACTTCGTTAAATATAAAAGGAGAACCCATTCTGAATAGTAAAGATCAAATTCAAGAGTGGGAAGAAAAATACAACGTTAAAATTTGGACATGACAACATTAATTGCTTTCGGTGACAGTCATACTGCTGGTGCTGAAATTGAAGAGAGATGGGGACAAGGTTCTATTAAAAAAGCTTACCCTTCTAAAATTGCTAACCACTATGGAATGGACTATGAAAACTATGGTCAAGTTGGCGGTAGTAACTACTGGTTAATGAAAAAGTTTATGTCCAGAGTTCAGGTTGGACTCCGAAGAAACGAGAAGATGTTTATGGTCTTTGGTTTCTGTGAACCTGCAAGAAATTTTGTTAGTAGTGGTAGAGGAACTCTCCACGGAACTCCATACCTTTTAGGAAGATACCAAGAAGGAGTGGTAGAAGAACGTGAAAGAGTAAATGAAAAATTATTACGACTATATGAATACTGGTTAAGAGCACATACAGACGAAGAAGTTCATAGTATGTCTCTAGACATTATATGGCAGATTCAATGTATTTGCAAACAATATGATATCCCATATTTGTTTACCTCTGCTACTGACTTTTATTATGGTGATTGGTCAAATATTGATCCGAGACATTACTATGGACATCATGCGACTAATAAAACAATCTACGAACCAAGTAGACCTGGTAATGTAATTGTTAGGGAACAATATAGTTATTGGGGTGTTGCTACAAATCATCCAGATTGGAAACATTTGAAAGATACTGATCGTTGGTCGATGCACTATCCAGAAGAGTTTCACGAATACTGGGCGGGTCGCCTAATCAAATTCATTGAAGATCAGAAAATTCTTGAAGGTAAAGTTGACAAAGCCCTACAAATGTCACTATAATGACTCTGTGGAGTTTCAGAAATAAATATAGCTAAACTTGAAAAGCTATATGGTTGATTATGAGAATCCTTGGATGTACGAGGGTCGTGCGTTTTTGTCGGAAGATATTGGAGATAACTATGGGTTTGTTTATAAAATTACGAACCCACTTAATGGAAGAGAGTATATTGGAAGAAAATATTTTGTTCAGAAGCGGAAACCAAAAGGTGGCAAACGCAGAATCACTTCAGAGTCTGATTGGAAGAAGTACTATGGGTCTTGTCCTGAACTGAAAGAGGATATAAAGAAGTACGGAAAACAGAACTTCTCTCGTCAAATCTTGAGTATACATACTACACTAGGAAAGGTAAACTACGAGGAGACCCGTCAGTTGTTCATCGAGAATGTCTTGACCGAATCGCTTGACAATGGTGTCCCGAGGTTCTACAATTCTAATGTGCTCGGCCGTTACTACAGGAAGGACTACTTTCATGGAAAAAGATCTGATGAATGAGACCCAGGTTCTCAAAGACAGTATCATTGATCGCATCCATGATCTAGTTGATATGGGTGATTATTTGAATGCTTGTGCTGTTTATGAAGAATTCAAAGAATCGTTTGAGGGACGTATCTAAAATGTTAATGAATACTGTTTTTGTTGGTGCAACTGGAATCGTTTCAGCTTTCATTATTCACAATACCAATACTCCTTCATTGGTTACTGCACCACCACCAGTAGATACCCCCGAGGTAGAATTAAAAGTACCTTCTTGGAAGTGTCCTGATTGCACTACTGAGGAACAGTATGTCTTGTCAACACTGCAAGAACGAACACAGATCACTGATAAGAATGCTCTTGCTACACTGATGGGTAACATCAAACAAGAGAGTAAGTTCATCCCTAACATCTGTGAAGGTGGTGCTCGTGTCTCCTATACTGAATGTAAGGTTGGTGGGTATGGTCTAATCCAGTGGACCAGCATCGGCCGTTATAAAGGCCTTGGCAACTTCTGTGCCAGGTTCTCTTGCGATCCATCTTCTCTTGAAGGACAGACTCGCTGGATGATTAACGAACCTATCTTCCAACGTGTTCTTCCTATATTTGAAGGGCATGATCAAAGTATTTCTTATTATATGCGACCTGCCTATCGTTGGTTGGGATGGGGTATCAAGGGTAATCGTGAAGTTTATGCTTTCGAGTACCTTGACAGATTGGTCCTGTCCTAGTAGACTAAGAAAGTCTTAATTGACTGCGGTGATCCCCTTGGTAGTTCAGGATTAGCGGCGATAGGAACTACCCCTGGGTCAGTAGCTCAGATGGATAGAGCAATTCACTTCTAATGAATTGGTCGGGGGTTCGAGTCCCTCCTGACCCGTTGCCCTTTTTTCTTTATGGGTAAATATGATTTTGGTGGACAACCACCAGTAGCAGTCAACATCCTTAGACTCATTAGTGAGTTGGAAGGTTCTTCTCAAATGCTCAAATATATGGGTTTTGAAGAAGATATGAATGCTATTAATGAAATGAAGAAGAGATACTATAAACTCTACTTCAAAACCAATAAGGAAGAAAAGGCAAACAATCCTCTATAGCTCAGTTGGTAGAGCAGGTGACTGTTAATCACCCTGTCCCTGGTTCGAGTCCAGGTGGAGGAGTATGTCGATGTGGCGGAATTGGTATACGCGCTAGGTTTAGGTTCTAGTGAGGTAACTCATGAAGGTTCAAGTCCTTTCATCGACACTAAATATAAGAAACTGGGCAAACCTCCTATGCAGATAGTAGAACCCCATTCAACTATATTAGTATTAAATAGTTCATACGAACCATTACATTTTACTAATTGGAAACGGGCAATCATTCTACTATTCAAGGATAAAGCTAAGTTAATCTCCAAAAGAGTCATAAGACTCGTTAACTACGTGAGACTACCTTTCATACGTTTGGGGGAGACATTTCCCTCTCGAAATTTGATTTACAAACGTGATAATTATGAGTGTCAATATTGTGGATCTAAAAAGAATCTTACTATTGATCATGTGAAACCAAGATCCAAGGGTGGTAATGATACATGGACAAACCTTGTAACAGCATGTTCATCCTGTAATGTAAAGAAAGGTAGTAAAACTCTTAAAGAATCTGGTTTGATTTTAAAATCAACACCAAGAGCACCAATTAGTATAATAATGCTAGACTTAGAAAAAACAACAATCTCAGAGTGGAAAGAGTACGTCTGGGGTTGACATTATTATAATCTCACGGTATAGTAATTACATGCGGAATTAGTTTAGAGGCAAAACTAAAGGTTTCCAACCTTTCGTCATCGGTTCGATTCCGATATTCCGCTCTAGGGAGATTAACTCAGTGGTAGAGTGACTGCTTTACACGCAGTAGGTCACTGGTTCAAGTCCAGTATTTCCCATACAGGCAAAACAAATGTTAAGAGTACGATGCAAAAAATGCAATACAGAACTGACAAGTAATAGTAAAGTTCAGTTCTGTGGTTGTTCAAACCAAATGAGAATTGTAGATGATAAAGTTGGTGCAGTTGACTTAAGTCAAGTTGAGATGATAGATGCACACAAGAAAAATAAAAGTAAAAATGTTCTTTCACAAAGCGATCTTGCATATCAAGAAGCAAGACGTTCACGAAAAGTTCGCAAGTTAAATTTTGAAGTTAAATGAAAAACTTTTTAAAAATATGGAAGTATGCTATAGGAAGTTTCAGTGACGACAAGACAGCTCCTTACGATAATTACGTTGCTGGCATACGCACCACTATATTTGTTAGTTACATGGTCACTAATTTTTTTATTATCAGCGGAGTAATCCGACATTGGAATGCAAACACTATTAATACATCTAGTAGCCTTTTGGAATGTAGTTGTGATGAATTGCATTCAACCCGTTAATTGGAAACACTGTATGCCTGTGCATGAATGGTTATTGCCAGAACTACATGAAGGATATAAGATATGGTCGGGACAGAAACGTATCTACGATAATGAAAAAAAATTTTTGGATGGTCTATAATAATTGATATTATGAATTCAAGATATTTGATGATGTGACAATAAATATCATTTTATATTATGGTATCCCTCTAAAAAGAATAACCATGGACAAGACATCCTATGAGAATTGGGTGAGAGTCAAAGAAATGTTTGAAGAATCTGGAAACACAGACAATTTTTATTACAAAAGAGCATGTGCTATTGTGAATGGCTCACCTGATCCGCTAGATAGAGTAATTGATAAAAAAAAGTTACAAGATGGGCCACAGGATGAAGGAAATCAAACCAACACATCATCCCACTAAAGAAGAAGTTCAGAAGATGATTGATGATGCCATACGACAACATAATCGTAATGCTGCAATTATCAGTATGTGTGTTGGTTGGATTGTTCTCGCACTTTTTGCTGAGGGTTTACTTCGACTTATCGGAGTAATTCCACCACTATTACCTTGGTTAAGAATAACACTATGATGAGCGGACTGTTTGTAATTGCATTTATCACACTAATGGTAATTACCATGGAAATCACATGGTCTGTAAAAAAATAAAGGAAAATTATGAATCCAGTAATTTTAATCGGTTGCTTTACACCACTGGTTATTATTTTTATAGTAATGAAACTCGCGGTTTGGGTATCTGCAGTTAATTCAGAAAACTCTTATGTCGGAAAAGAACCTTTTAGGAAACGAGGACCCTTCGTGGCAGATGCATATGCAGACGTTGACGAAGAGGAAGAGGAATTTACAGATCGCACAGATTATCGATAAATCACTATATGATTATTACTCGGAACTTGGTTTAGATGTACCAAAATGGAAACGAAAGGATCCTGAATGGTGGCAAGAATATTTAATTACACTAGGAATAGATCCAACAAACCCATAATACTCGTACTAACTAATGATGTTACAATTTGCTAAATTTTGTGGTGTTGTATTAAACAACCCATACGGATTAGGATTTCTATCAACTATTTTGGTGTTTGTTCCTATCATAGGAATGTGGGCAGTTCACAAATATGGTTGGGAACACTGGGAACCATTTGACAAGATCTTCAAGAGGTAGTATACTTAACTCACTACGGTATGAAAATGCAATTTTATACTCATGAGATACACAGGGAAACTATTCCCGAACCTGTCCCTGCCTCAAAGGTATTTCCAGAATGGTATTCGAGTATAGAACTTGAAAGTAGACCATTGTTTGAAGTCGATGGTGATGAAATAACCAGGCCTGGTGGAGGTAGTATAAAGAGATGTCCTGGTGTTCAGGATATTATGAAGACTGGATATATTTTAAGATCATGGGAAGATTTTGTTTTTAGAGAATCTGATAACGGAGAACTTTTTATAAACTGGTTGAATGATGCTAGTTGTTTTGAAACTTATTGTGGGTTTCATGATACGGATCAGACACCAAATATACCTAACAAACCACTGTATCATGGTTATCATAAAATTCCCTCACCTTGGATGGTAAAAACAGATCCTGGGGTGTCTCTTATGATCCTTGATCCATATTGGCATAATAAAACTAACTTCACTACTGTTCATGGAGTAGTTCATACTGATGTAAGTCCATTCAACATTCAATGGTTCTTTGAGTGGAAGTATAAAATTACTACAGGTATGTCTTCTGATATTGATGAGAAGAATCAATTAGTAAAATATGGTGATCCTCTAATGTTATTAGTTCCTTTCAGGAGAGAATCCTTTGAAATGAATTGTAACTACGTTTCGGAAACAGAATGGGTTAGAATGCAAAATGTGTATCGAAATAATGCACTAGATAGGGTGGGGTCTAAGTGTCCCTACGTGAAATTCAGACAGACTATTGGTAATCTTTTCCGATGACAGAAGTTAACAAAGTATTTTGTATGGCTCCTTGGGTTCACATGAACGTGAACTGTAATGGTGATGTATATCCATGTTGCATGTTACCTATTCTTGAAACCGAAGAGAATGGAGATACTGATAAGATGCTTGACTATGATGGATTCGATAAAGATAATCCATTAGAGTATCTTGCTGGTGAATGTGATGGAGCTCCTAGGGAGTTTAAAACAGGATCTCTGATCAATCAGTCCATGAAAGAAGCATGGAACAGTGAAGAGATAAGAGAACTGCGTAAAAACATGATTGCAGGAAAGAAATCTAGTTTCTGTACCACTTGTTATAAGGAAGAATCTGTCGGTGCCTTCTCTCATCGTCAAGCGATGAACAATAGTTATAGTCATCACTATAAGTATGTTGATGAAACTAAAGAAGACGGTACATTTGATCGATTTAATTTAGTTTACTGGGATTTTAGACTCAGTAATGTTTGTAATTTCAAGTGTCGTATGTGTGGACCTGGATGCAGTTCCGCATGGGAACAAGAAATGCGGAAAGAGTTTGATATCAAAGATCCTTTCCCTCAGATTGATATGGATATGGTTCGAGATAACATCGAACCTTTGTATGACATTGTGGAAGAATGTTATTTTGCTGGTGGTGAACCCATGATTATGGACCATCACTATGAAATTCTGCAAGAATTAATCAAGAGAGGCAGAACTGATGTAAGAATCAGATATAATACAAACTTCAGTACTCTTACATATAAAGGTATCAATGTTCTTGATCTTTGGGAACAGTTTGATGATGTTCAGATTATGATCAGTATTGATGGTATTGGTGAAAGAGGTGAACTTGTCCGCAAAGGATTTAATTGGCAAAGATTCTTGGATAACTGTGAAAAATTTAGAGAGAGATTCCCAGATAAAAAAATTACCATCAATTATGTTGTCCAAGCATTGACTGCATTTCACTCCATGGATGCACAAAAAGAACTTTACATGCGTGGCATTATCAATGAATTGGATGATTTCTATTGTTGTCTATTACATAACCCAGACTTTCTTTCTGTCTGTATTCTAGATTCAGAGACTAGGAAAGAACTTGGACAAAAAATCAAAGAACACATTAAAGAAGTTCTTGTACCTGCTAAAGCTCAGGACTCTATCAACGGATATATAAGTGTGTTAAAGCTTCTTGCAAGTGAAAAAAGATCTGATCTTATTCCTAACTTCAAAGCATATATGAATGCTTTAGATGCTTTGCGTGGTGAGAATACTTTAGAAACATTTCCAGAACTAGAAAGAGTCTTGTGATGATTGATACTAGTAGAGTAAAACATGATGATGACGTATTTTGCGTTGCGCCTTGGTTGAATCTTGATATTCGTCAGGATGGAGAGGTAAAACCATGTTGTGTTTCAGAGTACACCATGGGTGATATTAAGGAGAAATCTCTCTTTGATGTATGGAACGATGAACCCATACAAAAATTGAGAGAAGCTTTTCTAACTGGAACAAAACCAAAGTCATGTGAAGTTTGTTGGATCAACGAAGCATCTAATAAAAGTTCTCTAAGACAGGATCTCAATGACTTTTTGAATCCTAAAAACCAATACTGGTCCAAACCTGAGTATAAAGATCACATTATTAATGATACAAATGACGATTTCACCGTCAAAAAGCCAGGTTTTATTCACTGGGATGTAAAACTCACCAGTAAATGTAATTTTAAATGTAGGATGTGTAGCGAAACATCATCATCTACATTTGAATTAGAACAAAACGGATTTATTTCTGGTCGATGGGATGCAGAAGAGAAAACTTTTGAAGAAGTTCAACAATATATTCCAATGGTTAGACACCTCTATTTCTCAGGAGGAGAACCACTTATTATTGATGCTCACTATAAGATTCTAGATGAAGTCATTCGATTGGGTAGGGAGAAAGAAGTAACCCTTGTTTACAATAGTAACTTCAGCACTCTAGTTTATAAGAAAACACATATCTTTGAATACTGGGAGAAGTTTAAGGATGTGGAAATTCATATCAGTATTGATGGGACTGAGAAGAGGGGGGAATTGATTCGCAAGGGATTCAACTGGGAGAAGTTTTTATCTAATGCAGAACAGTTTATCGAAAAGTTTCCAGATAAAGGACATCGATTATATTTTGATACCACAGTTCAAGCCTTGAATGTCTTCAACGTTGTTGATTTGCACCAAGAACTGTTCAATCGAGGGCTTATGAAAGATATTGACTACTGTTTCTTGAACTTCTTACAGGGTCCTAGACAGATGTCTGTGTGGGTTCTGGATAGACAGACAAAGAGACGTGCTCAAGTCAAGATTCGAGATCATATTGATAACTTTCTCAAACCCAATAAAGCAAAACGATCCGTAGATTTTTATGAGAGTCTGATTACATATATTGATTTGTATCAAGAACAAAAACTTATTCCATCTTTTCTTGACAGTATGAGACACTTTGATAAAATTAGAGGTGAGTCTACTATGGAAACGTTCCCAGAATTTCAACGTATTTGGGATGTAATTAAAGTAAAAAAAGTCCCTAAACATCTTAAGGATAAGGTATAATAAATATGAAGAACATTGAAGACCTTGAATTTTATTCGATAGAACATTGGCAGGAACACTGGGAGGATCTCATGGAAAGAGTGGAAGATGGGGAAACCATTGGGATTGAAAATGAGAAGGGAGAACGGGCCGTGATGTTGCCTGCAGACGAAGAATTTATTAAGATACATACCGAACTCAACAACGACGCTACTTGAGTCCTTGGGGGTCTAGCAATCTGGTGAATGCACCGAACTCATAATTCGGCTAAGGCGAGTTCAATCCTCGCGACCCCCATTGACAGGTTCTCCACCTGTCGTGTATAATAACAAGGTCAACAATCAAGACAATGACACTGACTACAAAGTTCAAGAAAGACATTCAAACCCTTCGCGGTGCTGTAAATGGAGATTTCTTCCTGGATGTGAAGAATCCGAAACTTTTCAAAAAGGTTCGTCGTTATTATGAGAACAGTGGCGTTGTCTTTTCGGGTGATGCCCTTGATGACTATGATATTTTGATTGAACAAATCGCAGTTGATCTTGAGTCTGTTGAGGTATTGTGAAAGTTTTACTAGAACGATTTCCTTATCGTTACGTTGAGTGTGGCACCCTTGAAATCAACGGCATGCCAGACTATCGTATCCAAAAAGCAGACAGTTGGACTAAACGTTATTGTGACATGTATCTTCTTGACAATCAGATGCAACTTCTGACTGCTATGGAAGATTTTGAGTACACTAAATGGTTAGATCCATCTGGTGTACCATGTTATACAACAGACTCGGTAAGTCGTATAAACTAGCCCTGGTGCGGATGGGATTATCTCCCGCCAGGTTTCTTGTTTCCTGTAAAAGAACAAGTGGCGTGCATGAAAAGACCTCTTAAGGCCCTTGACATCAAGGGTCTTTTTTTGTATCATATATAAGTATAGTCTAAACACAAGTCATGTCTGAAACTAGAAAAACTGCACTAGTTCTTGGTGCAGGTGGATTTATAGGAAGTCACATGGTGAAGAGACTCAAGTCTGAAGGATATTGGGTCCGTGGTGTAGATCTTAAGTACCCAGAATTTTCTGCAACTGCTGCAGATGAATTTGTTCAGGGTGATCTTCGCGACGTGGAATTCGTTCGTCGGGTTATTCAGTTCAAGGGTGAACAAGGAAATTTCTATAATTCAGTACCTTACCGTTACATCCGTCCATTCGATGAGATCTATCAGTTTGCTGCTGATATGGGTGGTGCAGGATTTGTATTCACTGGTGAGAATGATGCAGACATCATGCATAACTCCGTGTCTATCAACCTGAATGTCCTTGAGGAAGTTCGTAAACTCAATGAGACTTTTGATGGTGAAGAAAATGGCACTGAATGTGTCCGACCTGATCTAGACCAACCCACCAAGAT